GATTTAACTTACCGTGGTGTAAGACAAGAAAAAGAACTTACAAGTCTTAAGTGATTGAAACATTAGAGATATGTTTAGCATCTGCTATCTTTCTCACAATCATAACTGCTGAAGTTCAGTTCCTATATGGAAAATAAACACAGGAGGGTTGCATCCCTCCTTTTTTTATGCTATAGTGATTGAAACAATAATATTATGGACAGAGCAAAATTAAAACTGATGGTTCGTAACCTAGAGTTATTAGTTGATGATATTAAAGCAGAAGTTTTTTCTGATGTGCAATCTTATGTTAGTCCACCTCCAACCATCACACAAGATTATGATGAAATACTAGAGGACGACGATGGCTACCCAGATTAGCAGAGCAAAACGACTAGTCAAAATGCTTGAAAGATTAGTCAAACAACCTTATCTGTATGATGAGGAGCAAAATAAATTAATTCGTGAACAACTAGAAGTTGCTAAAAATGAATTAGCAAAAATTCAAGAACAATCATCTAAAGGATTTAAATGAACGTATCACTTATAAGTGTCTCACCTGATGCCGAAAAACATATGGCATATTGTGCTCGTGTGAGTAATCCAAATAATCAGGACAATGAAAACTATGCAGGTTTATTAAGATACTGTATCAAACATCAGCATTGGTCTATTTTTGAACAAGCATTTATGACTCTTGAAATCAACACAACAAGAGGACTTGCTGCTCAGATATTAAGACATCGTTCTTTTACTTTCCAAGAGTTTAGTCAAAGATATGCAGATACAAATTTGTTAGATGCAAATATTCCTTTACCAGATTTAAGAAGACAAGACACAAAGAATCGTCAGAATAGTATTGATGACATACCAGAGAAGCAAACTAAATTTTTACAAGAGAGAATAAGACAATATTTTAATGAAGGTATGGATTTATATAATGAATTATTGAGAGAAGGTATTGCAAAAGAGTGTGCTCGATTTGTTTTACCACTTGCAACACCAACTCGCATCTATATGTCTGGTAGTGTTCGTTCTTGGGTTCATTACATTGATCTCCGTTCTGGACACGGAACACAAAAAGAACATATGGACATAGCAAATGCTTGCAAGACCATATTTACCGAACAGTTTCCAACTGTATCGGAGGCTTTGCAATGGGTCTAAATAGTACACATAACTTTATAATTATATGGCAACCTATCCTGTAGTAAATACAAAAACTGGTGAACAAAAAGAAGTTGTAATGAGTGTTACACAATGGGATCAGTGGTGTTCTGATAACCCTGATTGGTCAAGGGACTATTCTGATCCCTCTACAATGCCAGGTGTTGGTGAAGTTGGAGAGTGGAAAGATAAGTTAAGAAAGAGTAAACCAGGTTGGAATGATGTTTTAAAGAAAGCATCAAAATCACCAGGTTCAAGAGTAAAGACACTTTAATCAAATGCCAAGAAAAAAGAAGACTAATGGGGATCAACCCATAGGTATCGGTTTAACTACGAAACAAATGAAACGTAAAAAACCGATTGGAAATACTTACCTTCTTGATATTGAACCTATCACAGATAATCAAAAGAAACTTTTTGATTCATATGCAGAGGGAAAGCATCTAGTTGCATATGGTACAGCAGGGACAGGAAAAACATTTATTTCCTTATATAATGCTCTTGCTGATGTATTAGATGAAACAACACCATACGAAAGAATCTACCTTGTGCGTTCTTTAGTATCAACTCGTGAAATTGGTTTTTTACCAGGCGATCACGAGGATAAAGCAGATATTTACCAAATACCATACAAAAATATGGTAAAATATATGTTTCAAATGCCAACTGATGCTGACTTTGAAATGTTATATGGTAATCTAAAAGCACAAGAAACAATTAAATTTTGGAGTACATCCTTTATTAGAGGAACTACTTTAGATAATGCAATCGTAATAGTAGATGAATTTCAGAATCTTAATTTTCACGAATTAGATTCAATTATCACTCGTATCGGAGAAAATAGTCGAATTATTTTCTGTGGTGATGCTAGTCAAAGTGATTTGGTAAAAACAAATGACAGGAATGGCATACACGACTTTCTCAACATATTGCGTAAAATGCCATCTTTTGATATAATAGAGTATGGCATTGATGATATAGTTCGTTCTGGACTTGTCAAAGAATATATTATTTCAAAACTTGAAGTTGGTCTTTAATGTTTAATCATGTAGAACTGAATCTTCCCAAACTTTCCAGAGAAACTATTGACGGTGTTCGATACTACTCTGTACCTGATGAAGATGAATTAATTAAATTAGTTTCGATTACATCTGTTACTAGTCACTATAATAAAGAAATTTTTATTAACTGGCGAAAAAAAGTAGGTGATGAAGAAGCAAATCGTATTACCAAAGCAGCGACCACCCGTGGCACTGACTTTCACACACTTACAGAGCATCATTTATTGAATGATGAGAAACTTCCAAAAGTTCCTCCAATATCTAATTTTCTGTTTAATGTAGCGAAGCAAAAAATTGGTAATATAAATAATATTTACGCTTTAGAGGGTTCTCTCTACAGTAGGCAACTAGGAATTGCTGGAACAGTCGATTGTATTGCGGAATACGAAGACGAGTTAGCGATAATAGATTTTAAGACTTCAAAAAAACCAAAACCCAGAGACTGGATTGAACATTACTTTGTCCAGTGTATGGCATACGGTTGTATGTTATATGAATTAACAGGTATATCTGTTAAAAAATTAGTAATTATTATGTCCTGTGAAAATGGAGAATGCATCGTCTATGAAGAATACAACAAAGCAAAGTATATCAAACTCCTCGGAGAATACATTAACAAATTTATTCAAGATAAACTGGAACTCTATGGAACCGAATAAAGAACTAGAACAGGCAATCGAGAATAAATTCTTGACACCTTCAAAATTTGCAATGGAAATCGAAAAGATTGTAGCAGAAGAGGAAGACTTCAATTATATTGATGCAATCTGTTACTATTGCGAAACTAACAATATTGAGGTAGAATCAGTATCGAAGTTAATATCCAAACCTTTAAAAGAAAGATTAAAATGGGATGCAACCCGTCTTAATTTTATGAAACCTACATCAAGAGCAAAACTGCCTTTATAATGAAAAAATCAGAATTAATTCATTGGAGATTGCAAGCGATGCTTCGTGAGCATACTTTCCGTGATTTACAATACTTGGGTGTCAGACCTGATAGTATTGGTGTTGACCAACATTGGTATCGAATCGGAGAAGCAGAAGTACCTGTGGACTCAATTACAGAATTAGATAGTGAAGAGGAAGATGATGAAAGTGACTCCATTTGAAACCTACCAGTCATATCTATCAATGAAAAGTCATTTTACAAACCGTAAGTATGACTTTTTTAGATATGGTGGTAAATCTCGTGCGACTATGGCATCTTTTAATAAAAGAAAAGATAAGTATTGGTTTGAGAAAACATCGAGAAAATATTCTGATAGTGAGATAGTTGACTTTCTTCTTGCAAACTTTGTGACCACAGATAATCCAAATAATCTGTGGATTGGTGAGATTATTAATTCTGGTGAGAGAACCTATGCAGATTGGATGAGAAGAAAACAGAGTATCTCTTACTTATTCAAAGAAGAATCGGAAAAGCTATTAGAAGAGAATGAGTTAGTAGAATTATTTGAATGTGGTAAAGGACACCCTATTATATTGAAGAGATTTTTAGGTGGTGATATCTCCCTTGAAACATTTGTGATTTATGATATAATATTCTCATTCTCAGAAAAATTTGACGAGAAACTGTTCGATCCCGTATGGGAAACCGTCAGTTTAAAAATAAGGAAGTATAAACCTTTCCTAAATATTAATGTATTCAACTTTAAAAAAATACTACGGGAAATCGTAAATGAGTGATTTTTTTGATTCCGATATAGTTCGTGAAGAACTACAAGAGATAAACGAATTGCAGATGTCTATTTACAAGAATGCAATGAAGTTTGGAACTTTTAGTCGTGAAGATAAAGTTGACCACATTGAAAGACTTACTGAATTATTAGAAAGACAAAGAGTAATGTATACTCGTATCAGTCTTTCTGATGACCCAGAAGCAATTGACCTTAAGAATCACTTGCAAAAATCTGTTGAGCTGATGGGATTCCCAGAAGGAACAGATATGTTGTTATTATTCTCTGGTATGTCAAATACTATTGAGAACCTTAAGAAGTCTATTGACAATTGATTATTAATCTGTTATAATCCAAATATCCAAAATATCCAATTTATCCGAGGTATCCAAATGTCTTTTAAAGACCTAAAAAAACAGTCTAAACTTGGCTCACTTACTGCAAAGTTAGTAAAAGAAGTCGAGAAGATGAACAACACGGGCGGTAACGCTGATGACCGTATCTGGAAGTTAGATGTAGACAAAGGAGGTAACGGTTATGCTGTTATCAGATTCCTACCTGCACCCGAAGGTGAAGATTTACCATTTGTAAAACTATATTCACATGCATTCCAAGGTCCTGGTGGATGGTTCATTGAGAACTCACTCACTACTCTTGGACAGAAAGACCCTGTTTCTGAGTATAACTCATTACTCTGGAACAATGGCACTGACGCAGGAAAAGAAACTGCAAGAAAGCAGAAGCGTAAGTTAACTTACGTATCTAACATCTATGTTGTGAAAGACCCTGCTAATCCTGAGAACGAAGGTAAAGTATTTCTATACAAGTATGGAAAGAAAATCTTTGACAAACTTACTGCAGCAATGCAACCTGAGTTTGAAGATGAGGAAGCAATCGATCCATTCGATTTCTGGCAAGGTGCTAACTTCAAGTTAAAAGCAAAGAATGTTGCAGGATACAGAAACTATGATAGTTCTGAATTTGCAGCACCAAGTCCTTTACTTGATGATGACGATGCAATGGAATCACTCTGGAAGAAACAGTTCTCACTTGCTGAGATTGTTGCACCAGACCAGTTCAAAACATATGATGAGTTAAGAACTCGTCTAGACTATGTTCTTGGAAACAAAAAGTCCGCTGCACCACAGTTTGAAGAAGAGGATATTGATCGTGGAGAAGCAGAAGAGTTAGTAACTGCTGCTGTATCAAAACCAACTCCTGCGGTAGCAGAAGAAGAGGATGACGCACTATCATACTTTGCGAAACTCGCAGAAGAATAATTACATATATTTGTGTAATTTTAATCCTTTTTTAAATCCTAATTTTTTAGAGAGTTGTTTATATAACTCTCTATTTTTTTTGTTTTCTTTTATGATGCGATGTGCGTCATAATCATCATCAGGAAATTCTAATGTAGTTATGTAAGACATTATCTTTCTCCTGACATAGATCTTATTAATCTATCAGCTAAGTTTTCAATTTCATCATCAGTTGGATAATTAGGATAATTTGACATATCAATGTCAAAACCTAATTTATCTGAATATTCAAATTTTGTTTTTGCTTCTTGAAAACGTTCACGAAGTCTATTCTCCGCAATTTGGATACACTCCATGCGAAGTTCGTACGGGTTTCTTGCCATAATAGTAAATCTGTATGTTTATGAGTGTTTGTTAGGTGTGTGTCGGTATATCCGATTCTAACTAAACGTGATTTTATTTATAAAAGTTTTATGGATTAACAGCTTCAGTATTTTCTGTTATTGCTAAATCTGAATTTATATAATTTGAACTTTTGTCGTATCTAACAATATCCCTTAAATCATTTATAAAAGTAAATAAATATCCACCTTTTAATACGTTTATTTCTCTTTTTCTTTCATTCTCTTTATATTCAAATTCTAAATTTGTTACTGGACTAGCGATTTTGTCAGTTAACACTGAAAATTCATCTTTATCATCAAGTTGTCTATATCCTGCTTCAGATCTTAATGTATACCTTATACTAGGAAATTTATGTACTGTCCCATCGATTTTAAAATTAGCATCAACAATTAAGTTTGGTGGTAAAATTTGTCTATCTTGATCATCTCTTATTTCTGAAGTTTCATAATGATGAATTTGATTCATCGTGGTCTCATTTCCATATTTATTTAAAGCGTAATCATATACTTGATAATCTTGTAATGGCCATTGATGATTTATATTCGTGATACCAGCAACCAATATGACAACATAATCTAATCTTGCATCTCCATATAGTGCCTCTGCAATCGTGTCAGGACGATCACCGTCTCCAATAACAAATTTATCAAACACGGAAGCAGCATTTTTTACATAATCTGCTAGTTTTGTTCTACGAAATAAATTTTTTATAACAATATAATCACCTGATGAATTTTTATGTGATAATGGTGATTGATAAACTATATTTGGTAGTTCATTAAAATATCCCATTAGAAACCAACACCTCCATCTCCACCATTTCCAGGCAAGTAATCCTCAAAGTATATTGGATTAATTTCTTTAAATGTAAGATCCATTCTTAAGTTTACTGGTGTACCATCCTCATAAGATGTGTAAGTTCCAGAATTTGTATAATTAACTGCCATACCAGTTAAAGCTGCTAATTTAAATTTATTCAAAAATGGGTGAGGTGCACCATCTTTTAAATATTCTAATTGAAACAAATCAGGAGATTTGAGAAAAATACCTTGTGCACTTCCATTATATTCTCCAGCTTTTGGAGCCATTGATTGCTTTAATGAACGAATAATTGCTTTAACGACCTTTGCTTCATCTATTGACCTTGGAGAAAATGTTATGCTATATGGAAATGATCTCAAGTTAACACCTTGAAATAGTAACTCTAGATTACTATTCAGAATTTGTCCTGTTGAACGTGCTATAACACTTTTTGCACTTACGTTTGAACCCAGTGCACCAATAGCAGCACCAGATATCGCTGCACGAATAGCATTAGTGGTTTGTGAACCTATATCACTAAATTCCATACCAGACACCATTGCCCTAATCGCTTGTTGAGATTTTTGAATAGCATCAGCAGGACCGTCCTCCATAAATTTTTGTGCAATTGCTAATCCAGCAAGTTCAATAGCATTTACTCTATCATCACCCCAAGTTACTTGATTGGAATCATTTAATTCTTGTGGAATTGGAAGTTCAATATTATACTTTGATTTAACATTATTTTTCATTCGAGTGTTAGCATCGGTGAATGAAGCGTTAAATTCTGGTTTTTCAATTTTTTGCCCTGTATCTTTATAAACTTTATCACGATTTTTTTTAGTATTAGATAGAATTTCCTCTCTACCATTTCCATAATTAGCAGTTATAAATGAGTTTTTTATTTTCATTCCCATAAAACCATCATCTGGTCCTCCCTCATCCATCGGAATATATTCTACACATTTAATTCTTAACGTATCACCTGTTTTTTCCTGCATTGTTCTAGCAACAGGATATGACATATAAGCTGCAATACCCGATTCATTTTTAAAATTAAGTGATTGTGCTTTTTTCTTCTTACTTGAACCTTGAATTAATTTAATACCTGAATTAGTTTCAGGATTAAATTCTCTAGCTTCAGTTTCTTTATAATCGCTAGGATAACTGGCAGTCGTCATATTACTTTTTTAACTATTTAGTATGATTTTGACAAAAGGAAGAGTTCTTAAATCTCTTAACTCCATTTCATCCACTTTATATAATCCACCAACTACTTCTGAGAATGTATATTGTCTCATTTCTCCCCAGTGATAGTTCAGTCCTTTGAATCCCCATTGAAATACATCAGTTACAGCAACAAGTGGATGTGAATCATATGCAATGCCAGGTGTTTTTGCACGATATACAAAGACATAATAATTACCTGCTTCAGGAACATTACTTCCTTCAGACAATACATTTAATACTTCTGTTGCTAAATCATCGGCACTTTCGTTTCCGATTAAATTTTTCATTATGGGATCTATGCGACTCATATGTCTAACTCTTTTTCTGTGATAACTTTAAACTCCCACATTCTGTCGGCACAATATTCTCTCGCTGCCTTCCATTTTGCTTGATTTCTTGCATATTCAAATGCTTCACGGATGTAACCTTTAGTTTGTCTTTTTGGTTTTTTAGGTTTAGTTGTTTGTTTTAGTGGTTTGACTTCAATCAGGTATCTTTTTATTTTACCTGTGTTCTCTTGAACTTTAATATAAAAATCTGGGAAGTATCTATGTACTCGACTATCGTGAGGAGATATGTAAGGTAGTGCTATTTCTTCACTTCCCCATTCTAAAATCTTTGCATTTTTATCACAATAAACCATAAACTTTCTTTCCCAAAGTGACCTGTAAATAATATTAGTTGGATCACCTTTGTACTTTCTAGGAAAGGATGGATAGTATTTTCCCCTATAAGCCATCTAAATAACTATACTATAGAAGTATTTAGAGTGCCAGCACCAAGACCGAGAAGAATATCAGATATAATGCCTAAGATACAGAATGTAGCTCAGACATCACAGTTTCTTGTCAAATTTGTTTTACCGAGAGGTGATAATAATAATCGAAGAAGTTTGAGAGGACATATGAGGAGGAAAGGTATTAATGATCGTTTTATCGCTGATAATGTAGGTTTACTATGTAGTGACGCAGTTTTGCCTGGAAGTGCGATGGCAGCAGTGAACACTGCTGGAGATTCTCAGGGTTTAATCGAAAAGTTTGCACATACTCGTAATTTTACTCAAATAAACTTTGATTTTATGGTTGATAATGAGTATAAGACATTGAAATTTTTAGAGCACTGGATGGAATATATTTCGGGACAATCATATGCAGATCCTACAATGGACTCTTACCATTTTAGAATGGCATATCCAAGCGAATATAAATCAAATGACACAAGAGTCGTCAAGTTTGAGAGAAATCATTTTCAATTTTTGGAATATAGATTTGTTGGATTATTTCCACTTTCCCTCAATTCTACAAGAGTTTCATATCAAAATTCTCAAGTGTTAAAGGCAACTGCAACATTTTCCTATGATAGATATATCTGCGGTGAATCAACTTCACTCGCAAGGGCATTAGGATTAAATTTAAATAATAAAGGTGGAAGAGCAGGTAACGGAAATATTGACTATAATAATACCACTGAATTAAATAATGTTTTAACTGGTTTACCATTATTAAATCAAGGAACTAGATTTGGATTTCCTCTTGGTCGTGTGGGAACTGTTACTGGAACAGATTCAACTCTCAGCACTGGTGGAGTCAAGGATGATTTTATATATGAGATACAATAATACGTTTTAAAAACCCCTATAAATAATTTTAACTGAAGTGTAGTAATTATTATGCCTTTACCAACCATTTCAACTCCAACATATGAGTTGATACTTCCTTCGTCGGATAGAAAAATTAAATACAGACCCTTTCTTGTAAAGGAGGAAAAGATTCTCATTATTGCAATGGAATCTCAAGACACTAAACAGATCGCAAGAGCTGTTAAAGATGTTATTTCAAAATGTATATTATCAAAAGGAATAAAAGTTGAAAGACTTTCAACATTTGATATTGAGTATTTGTTTTTAAATATTCGTGGTAAATCTGTCGGTGAACAAATTGAAGTCATGGTTACTTGTCCTGACGATGGTAAGACACAAGTACCAACATCAATTAACATTGATAGTATAAAAGTTCAAAAAGATGAAGACCATTCACCTGACATCGTATTAGATGACATTTATACATTAAGAATGAAGTATCCATCTTTAACAGAATTTATCAAGAATAATTTTGGATCTCTTGATGAAATGAGTGTTGATGATACTTTTGATTTGATTGCATCTTGTATCGATCAGGTATATTCTGAAGAAGAATCGTGGACATCGGAGGAATGTACAAAGAAAGAATTGACAACATTTGTTGAGTCATTAAACTCGAACCAATTTAAAAAAGTTGAAAAATTCTTTGAGACAATGCCTAAATTGGCTCATACAGTTAAAGTGACAAATCCAAATACAAATGTAGAGAGTGAAATTAGAATAGAGGGGCTGCAGAGTTTTTTCGGATAAGTATGGCACATGAAGATTTAGTGTCATACTATAAATTAAATTTTGCTTTGATGCAGCACCATAAATATAGTTTAACTGAACTTGAGAACATGATGCCTTGGGAGAGAGAAATTTACGTTTCACTACTCCAACAATATGTTGAAGAGGAAAATTTAAAAGCACAACAAGAACGTAATGGATGAGGAACAAGGGTTATCATCACCAATAGCAGGAGGTCTTAGAGGTATTAGAAGAAGTGTGTCTTCTAGTGTCTTTACAGGTCGTGCTGTTCCACCACCTGTTTCAGATCCACAGACAACGAGTCTACTAAATCAAAATTCTCTTACTTTAACATCTATATCTACACAACTTAGTGGTATTAATGAGTCAGTTGGTAATCTTAATACATCATTAAATGCTATAAGAGAAAATTTATCAATAAGTGAAGATATAGAAAAAAATAAAGAATTACAAAAAAGAAAGAGAGAAGCACAATTAGCTGAACAGGGTTTAAGAGAAGGAAAAGAAAGTGAGTTAGAGAAAAAAATTCAATTTGCATTGCTTTCTCCAGTTAGAAGAGTATCTCAAGTTGCAAGAGGTGTTTTAGGTAGATTGACAGATTCATTATTATTTCTTGCTGGTGGTTGGTTGACAGTTCAAGCACTTAGATTTTTAGAATTTACATCGTCAGGAAATATTGAAGCATTAAAAAAATTAAAAGATCGATTTTTAAAAGATTTATTAATAATAGGTGGAATTGTTTTATCATTAACACTTGGTATTTCAAAAGTCTTTGCTTTAATAAAGGGTTTAACAGTATTATTATTAAAAGTTACATTTGGTGGGTTGCTTACAGACGGATTTAAATTTTTAGGAGCATTAATAAGGAATAACGTAGCTAAATTTTTAAGATTTATAAAGAGTGGATTAGGTAGGATAGGATTAAAAGGTTTAGGACCAATTTTAGGAAATTTAACAATACCTGGTGCAGGAATAATCGCTTCTCTACAAAATAGGATTATTAAATCATTAAAACAGATTCCTATCATAGGAGAATTATTTAAAGGTGGTAGAAAACCTTTCGATCCAAAGACAGCTAAAGTAGCTAAAGCTGGTTGGTTAGGTAAATTTTTTAATGCTCTTATTGTAATTGAAAAGGGTATAAAAGTATTTACTGATTATAATGAGATGAGAGATAAAGGTCTCACTAAGTTTAAATCGATAGCGATAGCACTTGGAAAACTAGCTGTTGACATTGGAGTTTATCTTGCAGTCGTTAAGGGAACAGCTTTTGCATTAGGTAAAATAGGGGGTCTTATTGGATTTGCAGCAGGGATGTTGACAGGAGGTCCAGTAGGTGCTGCTTTAGGTTCAATCGCTGGTGCTAAAATTGGTGCTGGTCTTGGTTCAATTTTAGGTACAATTGGTTATTTCTTCCCTGGTGCTATTAAGGCAGTGACTGGTGGTTTAGTTGATGTTGAAAAAATAAAGGGACAAATGCAGGATGGAGTTGAAAATGTTATTTCTGGTGCTGGATCAACAAATAAGAAAGGAGTGCCACCTGGTAAAGTTCCTATAAAAAATAAAAGAGGAAGAACGATTGGATATAAAGATGCACCAAAAGATGAGAGTGTCGTATCTGCTGACTCTACAACAATTACTTCAGCATCAGGTTTTAGTGTTGGTGAGGTAGTTCCATTTAAGACAGCTAATAATGGAGATAATTTAGAAATGTCATCAAATGTAGCAAATGTTGTTGATGCTACGGTTAATAATAAATCTACATCAAAATCAAATTTTGCGGGTAGTACAACTAATGGAGGTATAGATGATACTCCTGATATAGAATCATCAAATCCAAATGATAATAGTACAATTGTCGCATCAGCAGCTTTTAACATATTATAATGTCTGAACAACAAAGAAAAAATTCACTCTTAAGATCTTCGATTAGTATTAATTCTATTCGACGTTCTGCTTTGCAATTTACTAAAAGTTTAGATAGATCTAATATTATCGCCAAAGACATTATTAAAACTACAAAAGATAAAAATCTTTTTGATAGAAAAACAATATCAAAAGATAATGAATATTTTAGAAAAAGAAGAGAAAATGTCCGAAGAAAGCAAAGAGAGGATGAGTTAGAGGCATCAAGTATAACTGGTGTTACGAAAAGAGAAGGAACTGTAGCAGCAAAAAGCACCAAAGGATTTTTAGGTAGAATATTAGATTTCTTTGGAATTATTTTAATTGGATGGTTTGTGACTAAACTACCAGGAATTATAAAGGCGATAGGTAATGTAATAAATGTGATAAAAAAAGCAGTAGGATTTTTAACTGGTTTTGTTGATGGTGTAAGAGATTTTTTGACTGGAATTGGTGATGGAATTAAAAGAACCATTGATGCGTTTCCTAAATTTGATTTTGTGAGTCAAAGAACCGAAGGTGATAAAACAATTAAAGAAACTGAAGGTGTATTGACTAAATTAAATCAAGACTTTATATTTGCTTCAAGAGTCGCCACTAATAGTACTGATGATGTGCTAACAGATAATCCCGACCTTGATCCAGAAACAGGTGAACTAATATACGATGAGGAACAGGAAAGACAATTAAGTGGAGATGTTCGAGCACCACAAGAAGGGACACAAGAAGAGACTGAGACAACAGATGGCACGATGATAGCGTCAGCAGATGGATTTAGTGTTGGTACATCATCTGATGTTGAAGGAACAAATACTGCTGTAACAGAACAGGAAATAACATTAGGTGATGATGATGAAAATAAAAAAATAGAAGAAGCAATTGATAAATTAGAATTAGGTGGAAAACGATTAGAAAATACTGGAGAAGATGAAGAATCTAAGCAATTAGCATCTAAGGTTGCTGAATCAACTGCAGGTGTAGGTGCTGGTGGTGCATCTAATGATGGAGCTCAAACTGGTGGAACTGGTGGAATAACTGGTGCTAAGACTAATATTAATGAAAAGAATGTTAAACTTAGTGATAATAAGGAAGATGAGGTAGATGAAGAAGAATCTGAAGAAGAAAAAGGTGTACCAATAAAAAATAAGCGTGGAAGGATAATAGGATATAAAAAAGTTGATCCTGCTCAAGTATCAAAGAAAGATGATTCAACTATAAGTTCAACTTCTCAAAATGTTGAGATGAGTGAGTTCGATAAGCGAAAAAAAGAGATAATACTAAAGGAAAAATATGGTGGCACTGGTAGACCAATAACTGTCGGAAACAAAACTTACAATCCTGGTGATGAAGGTTATATTGAAGCATTTAATGTGATTCAGAACGTTACGTATAGAGATGGAGCTATCGTTCCCCTTTCTAAGAAAAACAATAATTTAGAAATGACAAATAAAACAGATAGACCAACTATTATATTCACCGATGCAGGTGCACCAGTTTCTAGTTCTCCCTCAATGGGTGGTGGTGGAGGTCGCTCTGGTGATATAGTTCTTAAAAATTCTAATGATTCTCAAACAATGAAAAAAATTCATACTTTAATATTGGAAAGTTAAAATGGCAGCAGTAGACGCATCAATTTATGAAAAATTTATAATAGAATCAGCAGATGGTTCTAGGACAGTTGATTTACGTCAAGGTGTCGTAGGTTTCGTGTATTATGAAAATATATTAGCTCCCTCAGTAACAGCGACTGTTGTAGTTGTTAACACTGGAGGAACTATTAAAGGAAAAAATGGAAAGATGCAAGGAATATATAATGGATTACCTTTAAGAGGAGGAGAAAGAGTCATTATTAAAATTGCAGGTAATTCAAAAAGTAATAAAGGACTCGACTTTTCAAAGGAGTCAACACAATATTTTTATGTTGGTTCTATAAAAAATGTTTTAGTTGATGCTGAAAAAGAATTATTTACTTTAAATCTAATATCACGAGAAGCAATCACTAACCAAACAGTTAGAGTGGGTAGAAAATTTCCAACATCACAAAATATTTCTCAATCTGTAGAAGATATTATAACTGAATATTTAAAATCAGATAAAATTGGTGAAATAGATAAGACACAAAATAAATATGGATTTATTGGAAATTTAAAAAAACCCTTTTCTATTATTACTTGGTTAGCATCTAAATCTGTTGCATATAATGGACCTGGTAAGGATAGCACTGCTGGATTTTTATTTTATGAAACCCAAGATGGGTTTAATTTTAAATCAATTGATAATTTAATAAAACAAGAACCTTTCGTGGAAGATTACACATATTCACCAAGTATTGTTAAATTTGATGACCCTACTAAAGATTTTAAGATAATTAAATATACTGTTGATCGTAATGAGGATTTGTTAGGTAAATTGCAAAGGGGAGCATATAGTAGTGAAAGATATTATATAAATCCAGTATCTTTTAAACCAGATATAAGACATTTTAAATCCTCTGATTATATGGGTGATGATGGAATTAATAATTTAGGAGATGAAAAAATAACTTTACCGACTATAGATGAAGATAGATCCTTGGGTGATTTACCAACTCGTATATTTGTTGGAATGTTAGATGTAGGTACAATCGAACAAACAACTACTGATAAGGGATGGAATGATCCTACTGAAAGAAATGCAGATCCAGCGAAAACTCAAGCACAGTCTATGATGAGATATAATCAACTAATGTCACAAATAGTAGAGATTACAATTCCTCTCAATACTAACTTAACTGCGGGTGGGATTATAAGATGTGTATTTCCAAGTATTGATAGAGCAAAGAAAAAAACTTCTGACCTTCAATCCAGTGGACTATATATGATAAGAGAATTAGCTCACTACTTTGACAATAAAGGTTCTTATACAAAATTAAAAATAGTTAGAGATTCATCAGGAAGAAAATGATAGAGAATAATTTACTGAAAACTAATTTTTTAGGGAAAGATGGATTCCGATGGTGGATTGGTCAAGTTGCACCAGAGGATGCACAGGGAGATCAAATAAATCAGATAGGAAATACTTGGGGTAGTCGAGTAAAAGTAAGAATTTATGGTTATCACCCACCGAATGAAACTGAATTAAAAAATATTGATTTACCTTGGGCACAAGTTTTATTATCACCTCAAGGAGGTTCAGGAAAAGCAAATCGAGCAAGGTCACTTCGTATATCACCTGGTGATATTGTGATGGGGTTTTTTCTGGATGGTGATGATGCACAACTGCCAGTTATTTTGGGTATGTTTGCAAACACTCCAGACTATTATGGTGGAACAAGTGAGTACACCTCACCTTTTGAACCATTTACAGGATATACAAGTAAAATTAAACCAAATCCTGACTTCATCGCAAAAAATGAGGGAGGAGATTCAAATCAATCTAGTCAAAAATCACCTAGATTTGTAACAAAGGAAATTATTGAAGACTTAAATGAAAAATTAGAGAAAGGTGAAACACAATTAAAACAACTTGTTGATTCTGGTGAACTGCAACAAAGTATACAGAACGCATCCGAAGAATTGAAAAACGTTATTAATTCTGGTAAAACTCAAACAGGTCTCTCAGACACACAAGAAATAGTTGAAGGACTGAAAAGAAAATACGGATTCCCTGAAGTTCAAGCATTTAAAGATATTGGTAAAGAGGTGATTTTTGGATCTGGAACTGAGGGTTCAAATAATAATTCCAAAGTAACAAATAGTTTAAAAAGTAAACTTAAAAATTCATTAGGTGATATAAAGAATGCAGTACCAAAAGATAAATTTAAGGAATTAGCTAATGCTTCAAAATCAATAGTCGCATCATCTACACCTATAATTACAGATATGGTGAACACCGCAGTTGACGAGATGGCACCAGCATTTAATGGTGGATTAAGAAATATTTACGATGAGAAATTTGGCGAAGTGATGGGCAAAACAGGAAATCTTGCTCTTGCAAAAAAAGCAGCGACAGCAGTACAAGTTGCAGAGATTCCAAATGTTCTAAATGTTCAGAATGCTTTACCTTGTGTTGTTAAAAACATCACTGATAAGTTGTCAGGAGATGTGTTTAATTTACTAACACAATTTACAGATAATGTTGAAAACTTTACAGATTGTATTGGAGATCAATTTATTGGTGCGATTTTTAATGACGTAATTAAAGGTATTAACAATGAATTAGGTGATGCATTAAAAGGTGTATCAAATATATTTGATGGTGATATAGAGGGTATACTAAGAGGAAAGGCTGAGGGTATACTTGGAATAGCAAGTATATTTGATGATTGTGATATTCCATCAGCTGATTTAGGTTCAAAGACTAATAAATGGGTAATAGGTTTAGGACCTGCATCTGTTGGATTGGAAAATATTGCTGGAAAAATTTTAGATATTGCTAACGCAGCACAAGAATTAAAAGAAGCAGCAGCAAGTCCTGGTGGAGTGATAGGTAATTTAGGACTATTTGATTTTATGAGACCTGATGTAAGTTCACCTGGTTTTAGTAGTACTTTGAGTGATTGTTACACAGGACCTCCACTTAATTGTTCAGGTATCAAAGTTAATTTATTCGGTGGAGGTGGACAAGGAGCACAGGTGAATCCAATTTTAGGTGCATTAGTAAGCGATACATTTGCAGTTCAAACTGCTAGTCTTATAGGTATGAGAGTTAAGAATGCTGGATCAGGTTATCAATCACCACCATTTGTTGAAATTACAGATACTTGTCGAAAAGGTTATGGTGCATCTGCACGAGCAGTTATAGATTATGATCCTAGTTCACCAACTTATCAACAAGTTACTGATGTATACATCGTGAGTGCTGGTGAAAATTATCCTGTCATTGAACCAGATGAAGATGATAATAGTGGTGGACAATATCCTGTTGATCATGTTGTTGTGGTTAATCCAGGCGAAAATTATAAGCAAGAAGATATTGTTATAGATAACAAAGGTAATATTTACGAAAAATTTTTGGATGAGAGAGGTAGAATATTAAATGTTATTCCACCTAATCCATCAACTAATAATGTAAAAACTTTTTCTACGCTTCCAGAATTATCAGTTTTATCCACAACTGGTCGTGGTGCAATAATAAAAGGTCAATTGCTACCAAGACCTGAGTATCAGGGAGAGATTAAACAAGTCATCGATTGTATTTCACCTCGTGATGCAGGTATAGTTGGATTTGTTAATGGAGAACCATATTATGGTGCTTTCCATGTTATGTCAAACGGTACAAAGATGACAGGTGCAAAACACTCTGGTAGTGATATGATAATATATGATACTCCACAAGAAAGTAGAACATCTAGAGGTATGATGTCAATGTCTACCTCCTATACCACAGTTTCTTCAGCACCAGTACAAAATGTTTCCGACACCATTACAACGAGTCAGCCTGACACAAGTAGCACTACAACAGCTCCTCAATTGGACATCCCAGACCAAACACCAACTCAACAACCATCTCAACCAACTTATACTCCTCCTCCTAGTAGTCCTCCTAGTGGTGGTGGGTCTTCGGGATCAGGTGGTGGATCGTCAGGTGGCGGTGGATATGGAGGAGGGTACTAAATAAAATATGACATCAGCAGCAGAAAATCAAAATTGGCAAAAGAGACAATATGACTCTTATGGTCCTCATTTTAGGATAGAGACAGCTAATCCTGAGTTAGGGATGTGTGGAAATATTGCATATAATTTATACGGATATGCAGATTCTGGTGACACAGCTAATCTTGGTCTAAAAGGAAATGGATTATTTGATATATTTGCCGATCAGTGTATAACGATAGATGGTGGAGCGAAGGTAGAAGGTGGTGGAGTATGTGTCAATATAATTGGAAGTAAAGGTGATGTAGCGATTACAGCTATGGACAGTGGTGATGTAGTAATAAAGGGGAGAAATATTATACTCGATGCCGATGGTGGTAATATCGAAATGATTGCTAGAGGGGGTAAAGTCGATATTGATTCTGGTGAATTAATAGCAACTAAACAAAGAACAACTAGAATTAATGCTAAAAAAACACATATAACTGGGGGTAAGATTGATATTGGTGGGTCAACAGGAGTCACTTTACTTACTAGTAAAGGTCCTATAAAAGTTAATAAATTTTTAGCAAATGAAGGTAGTTTTTTACAACAATGTTTTCAAGGACTCGCTGCTGCTGCATCAATAGGTAAATATGCAGGGGCACCTCAAGGTGGTTTTGGTGGTGGACAAGGTAATCCTACCAATCGAAGAGGGAGTGGAGTTAGATGAGTGATTATAATAGTGGAGGTATTCCGACTCCTGACTATAATAAGGATGATGTAACTATCTTTAATGATATAACTGAGTTTACTAATGATGTTTTTGTATATGGAAAATTATATGCAGACTTAGGTGGTGATGTTCAATCATTCAGCACAGCAGGTGTAGAGAGAGTTCGTATTGATAAAGAGGGTCAAGTTACCATGAGTGGTGATGTATTAATTAAAGATAATAAAAAACTTGATATCAATAATGGTGCTCTTGAGTTTAGAGGAAATAATGGTGGTAATGGACATATAACAAATACTGTTGGTAATCTTTATATTTTTACACTTGATACTGGTGGTGATATCAATAATTATGCTGCCAGTAATTTTAGCGTATTTACAAATTTTAATTCTGAAAGATTTACCATAGACTCAGGTGGTCAAGTTATTTTTAAACCAATGACAGAGACTGAAAGAGATGCCCTTACTGCAGTAGCAGGTGGTGTAATTTATAATTCTACTACAAATAAACTACAATGTTATAATGGTACAACATGGAATAACCTATTCTGATTGACAATTTTTATACATATGCTATAATAAGAAAAAAATTATTTCATATGGAAGATTTTGTATACGAAGTTATTGTAGACATCTGTGCTAGAACTTTCAAACTTAGAAGTAGTGATGGAGATAATAAGATAATTGCTTGTGAGGATTCTGCAGAGTTTATAAGAGTTTTAGAGGTATGTGATCAGATGCTTGAACCACATATGATTAAATACGCAGAATTAGCATTAACCACAGATAAATAAATGAAATACAAGATAACCACCAACTTTTGTTGGTTTCGTGGCGGTAGTATGATCGTCAAGATGTACTTTATCAATGGTATGCCATTTACATTTGATGAATTGCCAGAGGGACATTTAAGAGATCAAGACCTAATTAAAGAAGCAGATAAGCATCGTACATTTAATGATGACGAGATGTATCAATATTATGGATACCTTGTAGAAGAAGAATTACACCCGTGTTTGTTCCCAGTCGATTTAGAGAACCCAGAAGAATTGCCAGATGATATCTCAATTCATATAGACACGGAGGAGTAACCAGCTAAATAAACCTAGTATGTACGGTCTATTGATCTCATTTATTGTAGTTAAAAAAGATGCCTCTTAATAAGTTAGAGAATTTTATAAAGAATACTGAGGGTCGTGTTCTTTATGTAAATCCAAATGATCTTGATTCCACTGATGGTATAGAGAATCAAGGTAATTCATTAACCAAACCCTTCAAGACGATTCAGAGAGCACTGATAGAGGCTGCTAGATTCTCATATCTTCGTGGAAATGATAACGACTTAGTAGAAAGAACAACAATATTAATATTTCCTGGCGACCATATAATTGATAATAGACCTGGTTTTGGTATTCGTAATGAGGCAGGAATCGCAAAAGCGATTAGTCCAAGTGGTGCTGCAACAGGTGCACAAAATACTCTAACCCTTACTTTAAATTCAAATTTTGATTTAACACAAGAAGATAATATACTTTACAAGTTTAATAGTGTAAATGGTGGTATAGTTGTACCTAGAGGTACATCTATAGTTGGATTAGATTTAAGAAAAACAAGGATTAGACCATTATATGTACCAAACCCAACAGATGATAATGTTCCAACATCTGCAATTTTTAGAATCACTGGTGCTTGTTACTTCTGGCAGTTTACATTCTTTGATGGTGATGAATCAGGTTTAGTATATACAGACCCTTCAGACTTTAGTGCAAACAATCAATCAAAACCAACATTTTCTCATCATAAAATCACTGCGTTTGAATATGCAGATGGTGTGAATACTCTTGATAATTTTAGTGATTTAACTGACTTAGACATTTATTATAGTAAACTCACTAACGCATTTAATAGAGCATCTAATCGTGAGATAGATCAAAAATACCCATCAGCCCCTGCTGCTTTCGCACCACAAAGACCAGAATTTGAAATAGTTGGTGCATTTGCAACTGACCCACTCAATATTACGAATATCGAATCGGGTGACGGTGCAACACCTGGTCAAGTTGTAACAGTTACAACTCAAACAAATCATAATCTCACAGGTGGAACACCAATCAAGGTTCGTGGAATAAACGTACCAGACTACAACATATCAACGAAAGTATCAAATGTTATTGATGCAACTAGATTTCAATACTCTTTAGAATTTGTTAGACCAAACTTACCAGCAGGTTCTGCTGGAGGGTTAAGTTCTGCAAACGGGCAAGTATTAGTTGAAACTGATACAGTTACGGGTGCATCACCATACATCTTTAACTGCTCAATGCGTTCTGTATATGGTATGCAGGGTTTACATGCAGATGGTTCTAAAGCGACTGGTTTTAAATCAATGGTGACTGCACAGTTTACAGCAGTATCTCTACAGAAAGATGATAGAGCATTTGTAAAGTATGATAAGACAAATAGAAGATACAGTGGTATTGCATTCTCAAAACAGACAGGTGCACTATTATCTTCCGAATCATCATCAACAAATCCACAGACAGTATTTCATTTAGATCAAGAAGCTAATTATAGAAAAGGATTTAGAACTACACACATTAAGGTATCAAATGACGCAGTTGTTCAGATTGTGTCAGTGTTTGCAATTGGTTTCCACGCACACTTTGAAATGATAAATGGTGCTGACGCATCTATTACAAACTCAAACTCAAACTTTGGTACATTTGCACTTTTAGCTGAAGGATTTAAGAAAGAATCATTTGCAAAGGATAATAAAGGATTCATTACATCTGTTATCACTCCTCGTTCAGTTGTAAATGAAGAGCAGCAAATAGAATTTTTACAAATTGATGTCTCAGAAACTACAGCAACTAAATTATTCTTATTTGCTCAACCAACTTTAACATTACCACCAGCACACATAGCTCAAGGTTTCAGAATTGGTGCAAGAAATGATGAAAAATTATATATTGATAATGGAGGAAGCACATTCTCTGCAACTGTTGTTATGCCAAATGGTGCTTCTGGCACATCAAATGTGGGTGAAAAAAATTATGAAGCAACTCATTCTGATGCGAGTGCTTCTATCAAATCAGTATTTACAATCGCTGCTGGACACGAACTAGCAAACGGTGAGTCCATTAGGATTATTGCAGATAATGGTGATTTACCTGAGAATATTGACCCACACACAGTGTATTTTGCAATTACAGCTGCTCAAGATTCTAACTTATTTGCAAATCAAATTCGTATTGCATCATCAAAAACAAATGCTGATTTAGCAATTCCTGTTTTTGTTGCAACGGTTGCAAGTGTAACTGATAAGTTTAGAATTGTAAGTAAAGTATCAGATAAAAAACCAAATGATGCTGGACATCCAATTCAATACGATACAAGTGCAGGACAATGGTTCGTTCATACACTTGCTGCTGGCAATACAATTCATAATGGTTCTTCAATATACGCAAATGCAACTGATGATGATATTACATATGTCCTTAGAAAGGATGACGATAGAAGTTTAGATGAGAAGATATACAAATTAAGATATGTTGTTCCTAAAGAATTAACAAATGGAAGAGATCCAACAGACGGATTTGTTTTACAAGACTCAAGTTCAACTAATGTTTTAGCAGATACTGATTTTAGTAAGACTACGATTGGTTCAAATGATTATGCTTTTGATCGTAATACACGATTCATATCTCAAGCAAGTTTCGATAGTACAGATCAATTAGCTAAAATTCGTTCAGATAAACCACATAACTTAGGTGTTGGTGATCAAATTATCATTACAAACGTAGTAAGTTCAACAAATTCCACCGCCTTACCTAATAAAGGTTACAACGGAACTTTTGTTGTTGCTGAAATTGTTAATGACAAAGAGTTTAGATATTCTCCGACTGATACATTAGGTGTAACTCATACAACTGGTACTTTTACAAACAATACACAAACTCGTTCAACATTATTACCACGATTTGATCGTAACAATAATAGTGGAAACTTCTTCATCTATAGAACTGAAACTATTACACCTTATATCGAAGGAGTACAAGATGGTGTTCATCATCTATTTGTATTGAATAGTAATAATTCTATGGATGAACCATCCAATGAATTTGTTGAAAACAAATATAATCAAAATATAGTCAACCTTTTTCCAGAATATGATCGTGATAATGTTGATGCCAACCCACCAGCAGCAGTTTCTTACGCAAAGAGATTTCCAATTGGTGAGGTTATAACAAATGATCTTAAGAAAAGTATCACCAGAGAGACAACTAACCAATTCCTTAAAAACTTTGATGGTTCGATTGGTATTACTTCAGTAACAAATAACAGCACAAATGCTGTTATCAATTTAGATAGTGAACATAGTTTTGAATCATTGAAGTTTCATAATACATTGAATGGTGGTTCAGGACATACAGATGGCACATATTACAATGTAAGATTATTGAATACTAATGCAACTCCAGCGACTGCACCTTGGGATGGTGCGACTGCAAAAGTTGTTGTATCAGGAAATTCTGTTACTTCTGTTGAAATAACTGATGGTGGTTCTAACTATACAGATGGTGAAACATTGTTCTTTGATACTCAGTCCACTGCACTTGGTGGTATTGGTGGTGCACCAAATGCAAGCATTACGATTGCAACTGCTGGTATATCAACAGCGACTGGTCATTATATTCAAGTAACTGGTATTACAACTGGAACTGATTCTTACCATCGTATTTCAACTATTAATAGTACAAAACAAATAACTGTAGCTAAATCCGCTGCTGATACTTTATTAGATGGACAACAGATTCATGATATGGGTCCTTGGATTTTAGTTGGTTCTGCATCCACTACATCAGGAACTACCACATTCACCACTCCTGTAGACCACGGACTTGCAGTTGGTAACAAATTTAGAATCCTGAATAGTAATGATGTTTCACTTGGTGACTTTGTTGTTACTTCAGTTGTTGGTATTACAGAATTCTCAGCTAAAACAACAACTTCGCTGACAGATGCAAAATATATCTTGAAACATGGTTTATCAGATAATGAATCAATTTCAGGTGTCGCAGGAGAAAATATTGATGTAAGAGGATTCAATATATTCGATCATGAGACATTAATTCTAAATGAAGCAGTGGGAACAGGTGACTCTGCATTTAAGGTTAAATTACCTGATGGAGGAACCAATGCTACATCAATTACAAAGAGATTTCCTCTAGGGTCTTACATCCAAATTGGTGGTGAGATTATGCGTGTTGCTTCCAGCACACTATCAGGTGGAGGTGGAGATGAGATTACAGTTATTCGTGGTTCACTTGGTACTAATACTGAAACTCATCTTATCAATTCTAGAATTAAGAAAGTAAAACCATTACCAATTGAACTTCGTAGACCATCAATACTAAGGTCATCAGGACATACATTTGAATACGTTGGTTTTGGTCCAGGTAACTATTCAACTGCATTACCACAACTACAGAACAGATCACTGACTGAAAGAGAGGAGTTCTTAAATCAAGCACAAGAAACATCTTGTGGTAACGTTGTTTACACTGGTATGAATGATAAAGGTGACTTCTATATTGGAAACACCAAGATAGCATCTGCTAGTGGACAACAAACTACATTTGATATACCAGTCGCTACAGTCACAGGTGAAGATCCAAATCGTTTGAGTGCTGTATTTGATGAAGTTGTTGTTAAAGAGAGACTACTTGTTGAAGGTGGAGCATCGAAACAAATACTATCACAGTTTGATGGTCCTGTGACATTCAACAGTGACTTAAGACTATCTGATAATACTAAGCAACTTATTACTGAGGCAGAAATTCGTGCACAAGATGCTAAATTTAGAAGCACTCTTAACTCAACTGCAGTAACAAATGGTGCAGTTGTTATAGATGGTGGTGTGGGTATTGCAAAGAGTATTACTATCGGTGGAGATATAGTCGGTTCAGGAACTCCTGATATTGTTGGGTTTGGTTCGATTACAGCAGATACATTCTTTGGTGATGGTGCTGGATTATTAAATACTGGTTCAACATTATCTGCTGCATCAGGAACACAAAGAGTTGTGCTTACCAGTTTAACATCTGGTCAAATGACAACTACTGCTACAGATGCAGATATCACATTTGATGCTTCTACCAATACTTTAAATGTTGCAAATATCAGTTCGAGTGGTAATTTGAATGGTAATGCAACCACTGCAACCACTGCAACAAATGTTGTTGGTGCTGCAAACAGAGTTATATTTAATAATAACACTAATACAACAACCACATCTGCTAATTTCACATATGATGGAACACAACTAAACGTTGCTGGTGATATAAGAGCTGATGGTATCAGACTTGGATTCACCAATGGTACTACAATTGATACTGTATCAGGTGATTTGACATTAGATTCATCAAACAATAAGGTTATAGCAGATGCTGTATTTGAAGTTACAAATAGTACAAACGCAAGTAGTAAAGATACAGGTGCTTTAATTATTACTAATGGTGGACTTGGTGTTGAAGGTAACATTCATTCTGGTGGAGATATAGTTGCGTTCAGTTCATCTGATATGACACTTAAAGAAAACATATCACCAATTTCAAATGCTCTGGAAATGATTAATTCGCTTACAGGTAATACTTTTGCTTGGAGACCAGAGGCTGGCATTATGGGTAATTCTGGTATGGATACAGGTATCATCGCACAAGAGGTTGAGGCACTTGGATTACCAGGTGTTGCTAAGAGAAGAGGTGATGGTACAATGGGTGTTCGATATGACAGATTAATACCTGTTTTAATTGAAGCAGTCAAAGAATTAACTGCAAAAGTTAAATCACTTGAATCAAATAAATAACTAAAAAAATAACTGATGGCAAATATCAAGAAGAATTTTAATTTTCGTAACGGTGTTCAGGTCGATGATGACAACCTGTTAGTAACAGCTACTGGTCTGGTTGGTATCGGAACCACCATCCCAGTAGAAGCTCTTGATGTCAGAGGTAATGTTATTATTACTGGTTTTACCAGTGCAACATCACAAAATGTAGGATTTTTAACAGTTGCAACACTAGAACCAACAAAAATAATTGGTGCAGGTATTAGTGTTGTAAGTGGAATTGTAACAGCATCAGGAACAGGTATTTTAACTTTCTTTGGTGATGCAAGTAATTTATTAGGAATGCCAACTTCTCAATGGGAGGATGTTGATGTAGGATTAGGATTTACAAGTATATACAATACAGGTGGAAACGTTGGTGTAGGTACTGAAGATCCCCGTTCTACAATTCAGGCAGGTGGAAATGTTGATGCTGGTGAGAGAGGTGTTGGTATCAGTTCAGTTGGTAATATAAATGCTGCTGGAATCATTACTGCTGCGTCTTTTGTTGGAGATTTGACAGGTAATATTGTTAGTGCATCTGCATTCTCAGGTAATATAGATTTAAATGCAGATCTTGATGTAGATGGACATACAAATCTTGATAATGTAAGTATATCTGGTGTAACAACTACTTCTGGAAATGTTATTATAAACGCTGATCTAGATGTTGATGGTCATACAAACCTTGATAATGTAAACATCACTGGAGTCACAACAACTACTGGAAACGTTGACATAAACGCTGATCTAGATGTTGACGGACATACTAATCTTGATAATTTAAGTGTTGCTGGTGTCTCTACATTTTCTGGTCCGATTGTTGGAACAAGTGGAGCAACAATTAATAGTGTTACGATTGGTATAGAATCTCCCAGTGCTATTTCAGCAGTCGGTAGTAATTTAAATTTAACATCTGATGGTGGCACAACTTCAATTACAAATGACCTTGGAGTAACAGGAGTATCAACATTTAGTAATGATGTTGCAGTCGCAGGTATAACAACAACTAAAAATTTATTGGTCACAGGTGTAACTACTTTTAGTGGAGCAGTTAACGCAACTTCCATAGAAGTTCCTAACGCTACAGTCACTACAAAACTTGGAGTTGGTACTACTGATACTCCTGTAAGTGACATACAGGTTACAAAGACTAGTCTCGCTGAAATTCAGATATGTAGTACAGGTAGTGTTGCACAACTCAATGTTGGTAAAGAAGTTGGAACATCAAAGACTCACACATCTCAAATAAGATTTGGTGGTGGTGCTGGTGCACCTTATAGTGCATCTGGTACATCATTAGATATTATTAATTATGACACAGGTAACTTTAATTATCATTTAAGTGGTAATAATGCTGCTGCAGTAGTTGGAGATTTTCATTGGCATAAAGGCATCAACTCTGCTAGATTGATGACCTTAACTGGTATTGGAGGTTCACTTGGTATAGGTAATACACAACCAACAAAAGAATTAGATGTCACTGGTGCTGGTAATTTTAGTGGTGACGTTACTGTTGGTAATAATTTAACAGTTGGTGGAGCATTATTAGGTAATGTGCAGGGAACTTTAACAGGTAATGTTTCAGGAACTCTTCAAGGTAATTCTAATACAACTGTTGGTATATCAACTTTAAACAATCTAACAATAGCAGGTATTGTTACAGCTTCACAAGCATCAATTACTTCAATTGGTATTGGAACAAACCCTGAAGCTAACAGACCACTTAGAATTAATGATATACCAAGTGAGAGAATTTTCGTTACAAGCACTGGTTCAATAGGTATTCAAACATCTCTCGTATTTGGTGGTATTGGTATAAATGCTTCAAGTACTACATTGTCTGTTGGTGCGATAGGTGTTGGTGTGACTATACTTCATAAAGCAGCAGATTTCTCAAATGCTGGACTATCCACGAATAGAATGTTAGTATTACCAAAGGTAAATGGAACTGGTGGTTTACAAGACCCTGTTTCTGGTGCAATAGTTTATAATACAGCTACAAATAGAGTGATGTTCTACAATGGAAGTTCTTGGGGTAACATTTAAGAATGGCGATTAAAGGATCTGGAAGTTCACTCTCATTTACAGAGATAGAAGCAGAGTTTGGGCAAAATGGTTCAAGATCACTTGGTGCTTATCGTCTTTCTCAAAATATAGGTTCATTATCAAACCTACCTTTAGATTCAGGTATTCCGACATCAGGACAGATAAAGTTTAGTGATTTTTATAGTAAAAAATTAAATATTGTAGTTGATTGTCATTCAGGTGGTGAAGAAACAAGAAAAAGTGCAAAAAATGATAAGTGGAATAATAATAATTTAACTGTTGTTGGTGGATTCCGAAGTAAAAAAGAAGGTGGAAGTAAAATTATAATTAATATCAACAAAAAGTTTTGCTCTGATAAAAGTAATGTAGCACATTGTGCATTAAAAACTGGAAGTTGGGATGCAACAGCGGTTGTTCAAGTTGATGTAGGTAGTAGTGGTAGCATACTTGGATCTGGTGGAGATGGTGGAAGAGGTCAGAATGGAATAGATGGTAGTGCTCAAGCAGGATTTGATGGTTCAAGTGGTTTAGGAATTGAAGTTAATAATTGCACCGTAAATGTTGCCAGTGGTGGTGTTGTCCGTGCTGGTTTCGGAGGAGGCGGTGGTGGTGGAGGTGGCCGCCAAGTTGACAAAGGAGAAGATAGAAGAGCCTCTGGTGGTGGAGGTGGCGGTGGAGCAGGTTGCCCACCTGGTGCAGGAGGTCCAAGAGGAAGCACCCCTTCACTTGGTAGTGATGGTAGTGCAGGATCTGAAACCACTGGTGGCGGTGGTGGTAACGGTGGTAATAACGAAAACCAAGCCTATGGTCAATCTGGTGGGTCTGGTGGACAGGCACAAGGAGGTCCAGGTGGAGCACAAGGTGGAGGTGGTGCAAATGGTGCTGCCATAAGAAGAACATCAGGATTTAGTGTGACTATCAATAATAGTGGAACAATAGCAGGTAATACAACTGCTACTGGTGTTGGTTAAGTTTACAAACTAGATTTTTGATGTTATAATTAGGTTGTAGACTGTCTAGATTATGACATTAGAATCTGAACTTATAAGAAGATATCAAGGTGCTTTTACACCCGAAGAATGTGACGAGTACATTAAATATATTGATCAATTTGAAGAGAGAAATATATTAACATATGATACCGAAAAATTAACTCAGGTTGATAATAAATCTGTCAATGTTACTTTTGACTACGATTTTCCACCCTACAGTTTTTTAGCAAAAGAAATAATACCAAAATTTAAACCTTGTATAGATGAGTATATCGAAGCAGTAAATATTTTAAAAAATTATAAACTTTTAACCTACGACTTAAAAATTAAGAAGATTCCCATAGGTGGTGGTTTTCATCAATGGCACTTCGAGAATGGTGGAATAGCATATAGTCAAAGAAAATTTGTGATTCAATTATATTTGAATGATAATTTTGAAGGTGGTGAAACTGAATTCCTGTATCAAAATCGAAGAGAACTACCTAAACAGGGTGATGTACTTCTTTTTCCTGCAGGATTTACCCACACTCATCGTGGCAATCCACCGATTGGCGGTGACAAATATTTAATTACCTCTTGGGCATTGATACAAGATGAAGAATAGAAACGTAGAATTAATTAATATAGCAAGGATTGATTTACTGAAAGGTAAAACAAATATTAATCTAGATTCATTGTCTCAAATTTTACTTGACAATTATGCAACCAAATTTGATAAAAAGGATTTAAGTTTTTACTATGAGGACTCTTACTGCCCACCGAATAAATATGTGGATACTATAATTGAAGAAATGAAGACTGATTTTTTTGCTGCTACACAGGAGAAAATTGAAGTCACTAATTACTGGGGACATATTCATGAAAAAAATATGAGTACCACACTACATAATCATGATAAAGCATATGTCTCTGCTGTTGTTTACTTGAAAATACCAGAGGGGTCTGGTAAAATTGTTTTCATACCAAGAATAAATCAATATGATAATGGTGCTTACGCAACAGATATACAACCAGAAGAAGGAGTATATTACATCTTTCCTGGTTATCTAGATCATTGTGTAACTAGAAATATGTCAGAAGAAAAAAGAATTTCTTTATCATTTAATTTTAAAAAATTATGAAAGTTATTATTAAAATTTTAGAATACTTATCTGAGAGAGATGCTGTTGTTATTAGATCCTGCAGGTTGAATTCGCATAAACCGATTGATAATTATCCAGAGAAAGTCATAGATTGTTTCGATTTGAATAAGACTGATACTGAAGACTTTATCAATAGTTTAGTTGACAAAGCATCAGAGAATCTAATTAGAGAACAAGATGAAAATGAAGGTATTTTGAATGAAAATATACCAATCAAACCAACTGGTGAACTAGATTTTGAAAAAATAGTTGGAAAATTATTTGAAGCAAGACCTACCACTAGAAAAAGTAGACCTTTGAAAGTAAGGAGAATAGAATTATGAGTAGATTTCATAGATATTTTAAAAAATGTGAAGAATTTGCACTGTGTGCAGAAGTTAGCGATGGCAATGTTGTTGAAGTTGAAGATAAATCAGAAAGATATACTCTATATCAAATTGTTGTAAAAGGTTCTGGTCGAATGGGAAAAATTTTTGATAATGATTACATAGTGGGAGATATAAATGGAGTTTACTTTGCAGATTTAAGAGAATACTTAGGTCATCATACAATATTTGAATCATTTGAACCAGTGCAAATGTATGGTTTTAATACACTTGATTTAAAACAGGATTGGGATGGAAAATTAGTTGAGAGTTCATTTCAAGGTGATGACAAAAGTTGGTTAATATGCTTCAAAGGTAATCCAATTATTAATGGAAAAGAATTAAGAGTTATGGATTATGCTAAACTAGAAAACAAACATTACGATGTTCAACTTAATGATGCCATAGTTGGTGTATTTACAAAATTATAATGCTTAAAATAACAGATAATGTAACTAGAATTGAAAAAGAAGTACAAGATGGCGATTTTAATTTAAATTTAAAAGACCATATATTATATCTACCATCTTTTATTAGTCCTGATGTCTGTAAAGATGTGGTGAATAATTTAAAAAATGTTGGACTTGATAAATCCACACCATATACAGATGGTTTATTAAATGATTATACAGATTCTTATTTTGACCCTGACATTGCAACTATTACAGATATAAAGAATAAAGTAAGTGAAGAAGCTTTGAAACTATATGCAGAAAAAGTAAGGGCATATGATTGGTCATATCACAAGTCAGATAAATTCTTTCCATCAGAAATGATTGTGAGAAGATATAATAATAAATCTGAATTTAGTTATCATTATGATGATATTGTTGAAGAAATATTCCCACATTGGTTTGTTAGAAGAAAGAATATATTAACTTGTAATGTTTACTTAAATGATAATAATGAATATGAGGGTGGTGATTTGCATTTTGCATCCTGTAATCTTACATTCAAACCAAAGATAGGTGATGTTATAATTTCACCATCAAACTGGATGTTCTTTCATAAAGTAAACGAGATTACATCTGGAGTAAGATATTCTGGTACATACTGGTATTATTATGGTTCAGATAAAAAAGTTGGAAAAGGTATTAGTCACAGTAAAAACTTTCCAAAATGATTAGATATACAATGTTAGAGACACAAATATCAGAAGGACAGCACACCTCTTGCCATTTTTGTGTAGATAAATTTGAAGGATTACTTGATAAAGGACTAGATTTATCAAAGTATGAATTATCAATTACAGATCCAAGAACACATTTTCATATTCATTATTTAAATCGAGATGGTGATTATATGGAAAAAAATGTTCTAGATGCCTATGATATAAATGTTGACTTTCCTGTAATATTTTTTGGTAGAGAACTACCATATCGAGATGGATTTAGATGTGCATATCATCTAAACACTTTAAAAAAATTTAATTCACCTTTTCTAAAAGATGTAATCAAAGTAATCAAATTATTTAAAGGAAACTATATTGATATAATACTTGCTAGTGATTTTACACAAAATGGTAAAGTTACAAATAAAGATATTAATATTGAAATCATACCACACATAAAAAAATATAAAGAGATTGGTAAAATATTAGAAAAAAATTTTGATTTACCAAAACTAGATTACTATAAGGGAAGTTTTGATGATTACAATGAAAAAGATTTTGCGTGGCATATCAAAATAAAATTATTTCGATACTACAAAAAACCAATAGTCAAATTTTATAAAACATATCCTAATAATCCATATCTACATTTTAAATATTATGATAAGCAAAACTGATTTAAAAAATTTATATGAGTGGGCAAAGGACAAAGATTTTCCTGTTAGAAAAACACCCACTACAACTGGATATTGTAACAAAGAAATTTTTAGTTTTCCACTTAAGTTTGGTCGAAAAAAACTCACAGTAAGAGAAAGTATGATGCCTGTAGAAATAAGTGATATTCTTAAAGATGAAGAGATATTATATACTGTCTATTCTATTTTTCAAGGAGGAACTATTCTTAAACCACATCGTGACCCGAACTTATATCAGTTCCCATATAAAAGAATACAAATACCGATAATCATACCTGAAGTTGGTAAATGCACAATGAAATGGATTAATGGAGACAAAATTATATGGGAAGAAGGTGTACCGCAAGTGTGTAATGTAATGTATGATGTTCATGAAGCATCTAATCTCTCAAATAAAGATATGATTATGATGTTTATAGACGTAAAAACAGATACTATTGTTGAACTATGACTTTTAAACCACCTTATTGGTATCACGATAATGTAGAATTTTCATATGAAAATTTAAAAGAACTTAAGTTTGATATTGATTTTATTGGTTCTGAGAAATATGCTAAAGAAAAACAACACATAAGTACATTTTTTTTAAATGAAAACCAAAGACCTGATATAAAACACAATGACATATATTCAACTGTGGTTCGTAATATTGTGGAAAATGTAGGTGTATATCATAAGACAAAATACAGATATACTTACTGGACACAATTATATGAAAAGGGAATGAGACACAGACCCCATCATCACGCACATGAGGATAAAAGGTTTGATTCCGAAATATCTTGGGTTCATTTTTTAGATGTACCAAAACAAAAGTGTTTTAGATTTACAGATACAAAAGGAAATATATTAATACCTAATGAACAAAATAGTGGAGATATAATATGCTTTCCGTCTTGGGTGTGGCACGAAGTGATACCAAATCAAACTAGCGTAAGAAGAATAGTCATATCGGGAAATATAACATTCACACACTATGATGATTGATCAACTGTCACAAGCTCCTGCACAAGGGGTTTTTTAATGCTATAATAAAGACATCTAAAGAAAACTAATGCAATTAAGACCCCATCAAGAGCAAGCAATTCAATCAATGTTAGACAATGACAAAGGACAAGTCATTGTTCCTACTGGTGGTGGTAAGACCATCTGTATGATTATGGATGCTGTTAAGCAGTTGGAAGATTATGGTACAGTTGTAGTCGTTGCACCACGCATACTACTTGCAGAGCAACTATGCAAAGAGTTTATGGAAATCATTGATGAGAAATACAATGATGTAGATGTGATGCACGTTCATAGTGGTAAAATCAAAGGTATGTTCAGCACCACTAATCCACTTGAGATACAGGGATTTGTTGAGCAGAACTTAGTAAATTTTTTCAGTAGAACCATTATATTTACAACTTATCATTCACTACACAGGATTGAAGAAAGTGGTATTATGGTTGATACTATCTACTTTGATGAAGCACACAATTCAGTACAGAAAAACTTTTTCCCTGCTACTGATTACTTCTCACAGTATGCAGGTAGATGCTACTTCTTTACAGCAACACCAAAGCATAGTCGTTCTCCTGTCAAGGCAGGGATGAACTGGACAGAGGTGTATGGTGGTGTGATATGTCAAGTACCTGCACCAAAGTTAGTCAAGCAAGGTTACATACTACCACCTAAAGTCAAGGTATATCGTTCAAGAATACTCAAGAAAGATGAGTTGGTTGCTGATAGAGACAATGAGCAAATGATTGGTGCGATTGATAATCTTGACAAGAACAAAGTATTGATATGTGCTAAGTCAACCAGACAAATTGTTGCACTTGTATCACAGACAGATTTCGTACAGCAACTTGCGATTCGTGGTTACTCTTATATGTTCATCACAGCAAAGACAGGTGCGATGATTGATGGAGAGAAGGTTGACAGAGAGACTTTCTTCAATACACTTAATGAGTGGGGTAGAACAGACAAAAAGTTTGTTGTATTGCATCATAGCATACTCTCAGAGGGTATCAATGTCAATGGTCTTGAAGCAGTATTGTTTATGCGTTCGATGGACTACATAGGTATTAGTCAGACTATTGGTAGGGTCATTCGTAAGGGCGATGCTGACAAAGTATTCGGTCTTGTATGTGTACCAGTTTACTCTAATGTTGGTATTACTACCGCAAGAAAGGTTGAAGCAGTAGTCGATACTATCTTCAACAAAGGACAAGCAGCAACAACAGTTATTACACGATGAGTAAAATAGTATTAGTTACAGGTGGATTTGACCCAATACATAGTGGTCATATTTCATATTTCAAAAATGCAAAAGAATTATACCCTAATACTCCATTGTGTGTTGGTCTTAATTCTGATGAGTGGTTAATTCGTAAGAAAGGAAAGTATTTCTTACCGATGAAAGAAAGGAGAGCAATCGTCAAAGAACTCAAACCTGTTGATTTGACGATTACTTATGATGATACAGATAACTCATCCAATATGGCAATCTACAAGTGTTTACAAATGTATGATAAAGTGATATACTGTAATGGAGGAGACAGAGTTAATACCAACGTGCCAGAATATCTTAAATTCCAACAGAATGACAGAGTTATTTTTGAGTGGGGTGTTGGTGGCGATGACAAAATGAACAGTAGTTCTTGGATTTTGAATGAATTTTTAAAACGATGAAAGACACAATTTTATTTGGAGATTGTAAGGATACACTAAGTGAATTTTTACCACAGAGTGCAAGAACTTGCGTGACATCCCCACCGTATTATGGACTTAGAGATTATGGTACAGCAACGTGGGTAGGTGGCGACCCTAATTGTAATCATAGGAGAGACACTAAAGTTAATCCTAAGAATTGTATTACTGGACATAAAAATCACGATGAAATGGCAGGGGTTGGCGATGCAATATACAAAACTGTTTGCCCGAAGTGTGGTGCAATTAGACAAGATAGTCAGATAGGACTTGAAGAAACACCCGAAGAATATATTGAAAATCTTGTAAATGTATTTCGTGGTGTCTGGGATGTTTTAACTGATGATGGAACTTTGTGGGTTAATCTAGGAGATAGTTATTATAATTATCGACCAGGAAAAGGTCAATCATATCCGAAACAATCTGTATCTAAAACAAAACAAGACTTACCAGATAATTGTAATAAACGTGGCAACAAATTAGATGGACTCAAAGAAAAAGATTTAATCGGAATCCCTTGGATGTTTGCATTTGCTATGCGTAAGGATGGATGGTATCTGAGACAAGATATTATATGGCATAAACCAAATCCAATGCCAGAGAGTGTGAAAGATAGGTGTACGAAGTCACACGAATATATATTTTTGTTCAGTAAAAATAGAAAATATTACTACAACAATGAAGCAATCAAAGAACCCGCAAAAGATTGGGGAACAAGAGATAGAACCAACGGAAAATATCACAACGAAGGAACAGGACTCCAACCCCATAGCGGACTTACAAAATCATATTCAACAAAGAATAAACGATCTGTCTGGACATCAAAACATGGAAAATATGTAACACAAGAAAATGAAGCAAAACATAGACAGGGTATTCACGCAAATCGTGGGGATAATTTAATTGCAGTACGCACTAAATTACCAACACAAAAAGAGTTAGTTGAATTTTTAAGGTCAAAAACTAAAGCAAAAATATTAGCAGAGCATACTGATATTCCATTAACAAAAATAGAGCATTGGTTTAGATTTGATGAGTCTGGTTTTTCATATCCAAGTATCGAAGATTGGAAAAAAGTAAGAGAACATATAGATGAATATGATATAATGGATGAGGGATTAACATATTATGAATTAAAAACAGATGAGGTTGTGACATCAAATACAAAGAATAAACGTTCTGTCTGGTCTGTTACTGTCAAACCATACAAAGAGGCTCATTTTGCCACATACCCACCTGACTTGATAGAACCTTGCATACTTGCAGGGAGTGAGGAGGGAGATACAGTTATTGACCCATTTATGGGTGCGGGAACTACAGCTGCAGTTGCAAAGTCACTTAATCGTCATTATATTGGTTGTGAACTAAACGAAGATTATGGTAACTTAATTCAGAAAAGAATACAAGATTATAAACCAGTTCAACCAGTTAAAGAAGTGGCACAAGAGCCTTGCATAAACATCTTTGATATTATATAATAGAAGAGTAAACAAAAGGAGATACTATGATTGAAGGATTCGTTCTCACATTTGCATTGATGACATTCTGTATTGGTTCATCATTTGCAATCGTAAACTTTGCATCTAAAGGGAGGTTTTTCTAATGCGTTGTAAAGTACAACTCATTGTAGCAGGTCAAGTTTTTACTGAAGAAGTAAGAGCAGTTGATTATCAGGAAGCAAGGCAAGTTGCACTTGCAAGAAATCCTAATGCTACAGTTGTTAGTGTTACTGCTGTTTTTTAATGGCAAGAGGAGACAACTACCAATCTTTTTATCCAACCAAGAATCTGACTTTGCTTGATGCAAAGGTAGGACAACCAAATGGTTGGGTATCTAAAGATGGTATGTGGGCTGCTGTTCCATCAAATGGAAGAAAGTTTGCCATAGTGCATAATGGTATCATAGAACACTTCTCAAAGAACTTTGAGTGTGCTATGATATACATAAAAAAAGGTATTCAAAAGGAGAAGAAAAATGCACGATCAAAACTCAATTGACGCAGTTGAAACATCTGCACAAAAGTATCAGCGAGCGTTAGATTTGTTTACTGAATCAGTATTAAAACCTGACCACGATTTAAGAGGTTGTGCATATAATCAAGGATGCTATGAAGATTTGATGGAGATAAGAGAACACGTTTTAGAATACCTTAAAACATTAAAAGAAGTTACATATCACACTAACCCAGATGAAAGTGATGACCTTGAAACTGCTAAGTTAATTGAAACAAAACCTTTATCAAAATGGCGGTAATGTGTTCATAACAATACATTAATATTAGGGTAAAAATATTAAAATAAATAATGTGAACTATTAATTTACCTTATGTTATCTACCCAATACCGTTTAAGATTACAAGCGATTTGCAAAGACATCGCAGCTGGAACTGAAGTTTCGTTAGAAGATATGATATGGGCAAATAAGTTGGCAAAAGCAAATACAAGTGCCAGAGGTATGTTAAGTCAGGCAAGAAGATTAGCGACAGATGACGATGGTTCGTGCCTTAAATATTTGGACATAGGCAATCCAGACAGAAAACCTAAAAGAGGATTTTATGGTGCAGACGATATTGCTGATTGGTTTAAGCAAGAGCGTTCAGATGATTGGCGACAACGTGACTAGGTATATGTGCGTAGGCATAAATTTTTGTTAACTTATATCTGAATTTGTAGATA